AAAAAAATAAAAAATTATGAGATTTATTGACGAAGAATATGATGGGCTGATAATCAATCTACCGAATTGGTTTATTGAACTTAACGGCCTAAGTGATATAATAGAAGAGTTCAAAGAAAAGATTGAAAGCAAGGTAACTATGTCAACAATGTTTCTTGATTATACTCATAGTTTGCATGAACTTGAAAATTATAAATCAAAGAAAATATATTCGGAAGAAAAAAGACTTTTAGAAAAAAAACGCGATGAAGAGTTAAATATTTATTACACCAAAAGAGTAAATAAAGAAATTATTGACTGGAGTTGGTGTGAGTATACATTTAACACATATTTTAATATGGTTAAATTTGAGAATGAGGAATTTGATGGGGATGATTTTTGGACTGACACTAAACGCCCACCCGTAAAAAAAATAACAGAAATAAATGAAAAAATAAATAAGTTAACAGATGAAGAATTCGTTAATTTTTTAATAAAATTAAACAATTGCTATTTGTTTAAAGATTTTCAATATGGAAAACATTATAGGAGAGTCGAAAACACCTTTTATATTGATAGACAAGGTTTTGTTAAATTTAGAGTTGAAAGGATTTCAATAAAATATTATACTGACAAGAATTCATATTATCCAAATATTTTATTAAGTTATTGGCAAAGTGACAATAAATATAAATTTACAGCGCCAGGATTAAAAAACAAAGATATATTTTTAGATGATTATATTATTAACGATAATTTTACACTTACAAAAAAATGAAAAAATACGAATTAATTAAACCATTATTGGGAATTGACTTTTTGAAAATTGGAGATATATTTTCGCCAAGCGGAGAATATTATGATCCAGTTAACCCTATTGGAAGTAATATAAGTTATTTAAAAACTATTTTACATAAAGATGTGGTTGAAAACAACCCAGAATATTTTAAATTGGTTGAAGAAGAATCTGTTAATTTTGAGATAATAGAATTTTACGATCCAAATAATAAAATAACATATTTAACCGAAGATTTTAAAAATTTTACACCAAATATTGATATAGATTTTGATTGCGGTATTGATTATTGTATTAAAAAATATAACATTAAAACTGTTATTAGACTATCGGATGGGGTAGAATTTTCTGTTGGTTCTTTTGTTAAAAATGCTAATAAAAGAAATGGCGCTATTCACAAAATAGAATCTTTAAAAATTTCAAGAAAACAAAAAAATCGCACTGAATTTTTTGGTCCAGATTGTATTTATATTACATATGAAAATGGTGAGGGTGGTAATTGGTTGGATAATTCTGAGTTAATGAATGTCGTTTTAGAAACAGAAGATAAATATAAGTTATGTTTAGGAGATTATGTTTATAGAGTTGTATTGAATGGACTCGGCTATAATAACATATTATTTACCGAACACATTAATGAAAACTTTAAAATACAACCAAATTCAACTTATTTTGGAGATGAATTTAATGCTAAAATGTATATAAATTTGAATTCAGTTATATATTCATATAAAGATATTTTAAACGCTTGTTCTAATGATGATATAACAGTTCAACAAAGAGAAGAGTTTGGTTTAGATATTTATAAAACAATTATTGACTTACGCAAATTAATAAAAAAAAATGATAGATAAAGAACGTTAGCAGATGCTTGTGTTGATGGTTTAATACCATCTAAGGTTTTACCTAAACCAGAAACAATGTTTAAAAAGGCTCAGGAGTCACTATTAAATTGGAAAGACAGGGTCAACAACGGCAATATTATTGAAAACAAGCGAGGAAAGTTAGATATTGATTTATATCCAGAGATTGTAGATAGTGAATTGCGTCAAAGAACCATTGAATCTGAATTGTCTGAGTTTAATCGTAAAGGTAAGATTATGCGTTCTGAGAATATGTATAAAGAGTTTACTGGTAATCCAGAATCTTTCTTTAGATACCATGCGTTAAGAAAAGAACGAATGGAACAATGGGATGAAATACCTTATGAATATATTGCCACTAAAATTAAAAATAGAAATCAAATAATTGCTGATTTTGGATGTGGTGAGAATAAATTTAAGGATTGTCTACCAAATAAGGTTCATTCATTTGACCACGTTGCATTCGATGAAACGGTTATCGCTTGTGATATGAAGAATGTTCCACTAGAAAATGAATCTATTGACGTTGCAATGTTTTCATTGTCATTATGGGGCAGTAATTATGAAGACTACATCAAAGAAGCATACAGAGTACTTAATTATGGTGGGATAATTTATATTGCAGAACCATCTAAATCTTATGATACACCAGAACTTAAAGATGAATTAAAATCATTGTTAGTAAGAAATGGATTTGAAATTGTTGGAGATATTGAAAATAGAGGTAAGTTTATTTATATAAAAGGTTTAAAATAAAAAAAATATGGAATTATTTAAGTTTTATGAAGTCGGGGGTAAAGTTAGAGATGAATTATTAGGTCTACAATCTAAGGACGTTGACTACGTTGCAGTGCCAGAGAAAGTACTTTTAGAAAAATACGCCGAAGCATCCGAAATGTTTAAAATTTTAGATGAATATTTGGTTTCTGAAAAGTTTGAAATATTTTTAAAAACACCAGATTGTTATACAATTCGAGCAAGGTTTCCAGATGGGCATAAATATACAGGGGTTGCTGATTTTGTAATGGCAAGAAAAGAAATTGGATATATTGAAGGTACAAGAACACCAATCGTAGTCGCTGGGTCGTTATATGACGATCTTGAGAGGCGCGATTTTACTGTTAACGCTATGGCGCGTAATGAAGATGGTTCAATTATTGATTATTTTGGCGGTATGGAGGATTTATCTAAAGGTATTTTAAAAACACCATTAGATTGTAAAATAACACTTAATGATGATAGTTTAAGAATTTGTCGAGCTATCAGATTTTCAATAACAAAAAATTTCACATTAGATACAGATTTAAAAAATGAAATAATTAATTATGATTACACAAATAAAATGTTTGTTGTATCTGAAGAAAGGATTAGAGAAGAACTGTATAAGTGTTTTAAACACGATACCTTAAAAACATTGGAAGTGTTAAATGAATTCACTGAACTTAAAAATTATATTTTCACAAAAACTAAATTGTGGTTAAAACCAACAAACGAAAAATAATTTAAAAATAAAGATACTTTTTGAATGTTAAGTTATATTTATTATAAAATAAACTTAACATGAAAAGAACTAAATGGGCAAAGGAAGAAATTGAGTATTTAAGAAAACTTTATTTAATTGATGGATTGTCATTAACAGAAATATATCCAATATTTTTAGAAAAATTTAATAGAACAGAGACGAGTATAAATATTAAAATAAAACGCCTTAAATTACGCCATACAAAAGAACAAATAAAAAAAATTAAACAAAGATTATTATGTGGTGAAAATAACCCTATGTTTGGTAAAGATTCGCCAAACAAAGGATTAACTAAAGAAAACTCGGAAAGAATTAGAAAAATGGGTGTTAAACTTTCTAAAACTAAAAAACAAATGTTTTTAGATGGTTTGTTACCAGACATTTCGGGTAAAAACAATCCTATGTATGGTAAAAAATCTTGGAATAAAGGTTTAACTAAACATACTGATAATCGACTTTTAAATTCTGGCAAAATAATATCACAAAATAAAAAAAATGAATGGTTTTTAAAAACTGATGAGGAAAAAAAGATAGTAACCGACAGATTAAATAAAGCCATGATTCAAAATAGAACACCTACATCAATAGAGGTAAAAGTGGGAGAATATTTAAAATCTTTAAATTTGAATTTTAAGCAAAATAAAAGATTGCATGGGTTTTTAATTGATTTTTATATTTACGATTTTAATGTTGCCGTTGAATGCGACGGTGACTACTGGCATGGAAATCCATTAAAATACTGGAATAAAACTTTAAATGAAATGCAATTAAAAAACAAAGATAGGGATAGGAGAAAAAATGAAATGTTAAATGAACATTCAATAAAATTTTTAAGATTTTGGGAATTTGATATACATAATAATTTTGAAATGGTTAAGTTAGAAATAAATAAATTATTAAATTTATAGAAATTCAGACTCAAACAATCTTTCTCTCATTTAAAACTTTTTTTATTGTGTTTTTAATAATATTTTCTAATTTAACATTTTTTGAATATTTATTTAACGTATCTAACGAATGTTGATCACTCAATATAGATTCTAATCCAAAATGTAACGATGATGGTAATTCATTTAGTTTAAACCAACCAAATTTTTCTGTTTCCCAATTCAATCTTGGCGTAAATTCATGTTCAACAATAGCCAAATAATTATAATATTTAAAACCAGATTCATGTTTAAAAACATATAACGGAATCATTTCTATTTTCCCACCGTAACCAGACTCTTCAAAAACTTCTCTTTTAGCCGCTTCTGCTGGATTTTCACCTTCATCCATCGCCCCTCCCCAAGTACCCCAAGTATTTGGTTGCTCAACATATCTCGACCTAAATGGTAATAATAACTTACCAGTATCTTTGGCAAATATTATACAACCAGCACCAGCAGTTCCCCAGAATCCAGTGTCCTGTAATGCCTTAGCATGACTTATTTCATTCTCTATTAATAATTTTAAATTGTCTAATTTTAAAAACATAATTAATTGGTTTGCAAATGTACTACAAAAATTTTGAATACAAAAATTATTTAACAATAAATACGAAAAATAATTAAAATAACCACTTTTTTATAATGAAAATTGTTTTATTGAAAAATTAATAGTACATTTGTGGAAAAATAGTATTAATGAAACAAATAATTTTAGGTGATTGTCTAAACGAATTAAAGGTATTCCAAGACAATTCTATTGATTGTATAATAACATCTCCTCCTTATGCTGAACGAAGGAAGAATACATATGGTGGAATACCAGAAGAACAATATGTTGAGTGGTTTAAACCAATTGCGTGGGAGATTAAACGCGTTCTTAAACCAACTGGTAGTTTCTTCTTAAACATAAAACCGCACACCGATAAAGGTGAACGTAGTTTGTATGTTTTTGATTTAGTTCTTATGTTAAAACGTGAACTTGGATTTAAGTTTGTTGATGAAATTTGTTGGACAAAAAATGCATTCCCTGGAAAATTGAAAGGTAAGTTTAAAAATGGTTTTGAACCTGTATATCATTTCACAAAAGAAAGTCCCAATACCATCACTTTTAACCCACTTGCTTGTGGTACTCCAATTAAGGAGGAAAGTATCGCCAGAACATTTAGAAAGCAGTGTGGAGCGCCTAAAAATGGTAGCGGCATGACTGGTATGAATACAACAAATATACGCAATCTGGAATTTGCAAGACCATCTAACGTTATTAATGCTAACAATGTTAGTAATCAATTTAGTTTGAAACAAAATCATAGTGCCACATTTCCAGAAAAATTAGTTGAATTTTTTGTTAAATCGTTTACAAATGAAGGTGATTTGGTATGTGATCCGTTCGCTGGAAGCGGAACAACTGGGCTTGTGTGTGAAAAACTAAACCGAAATTATATTATGATTGAAAAGGATAGCGATAATATAGAATTAATTAAACAACGAATAAATGAAAAAAACTGATATTATTTATAACCGTGTTTGGGCAATGCCAAATAAAAACACATTTAGCATTAAACCAATCAAGGAATTAATTGATAGGTATTTTAAAGAAGAATATTTATCAATAGATCCATTTGCAAACACAAATAAAATATGTAGAATAACAAATGATTTAGATCCAAACGTTGAGGCTAATTTTAATTTGGACGCTCTGGATTTTTTAAAAACGTTTGAAGATGATAGTGTTGACTTTGTTTTATACGATCCACCATTCTCTAGTCGACAACTTTCAGAGTGTTATAAGAAGCTTGGTAAGTCTGTTAATATGGAAACAACCCAATCAAGTTTCTGGGGTAATTTAAAAAATGAAATAGCAAGGGTGACCAAAAAAGATGCTATTGTTATTAGTTTTGGTTGGACATCTGGAGGTATTGGGAAAACCAATGGGTTTGAAATAATTGAACTTTTACTAGTTCCACATGGTGGAAATCACAATGATACTATTTGTACAGTTGAACGAAAAATAACGTAATACATACATTATGGAAGAACAAGAAAATTATAATTTAGACAAAGAAAGTCTAAACCGAATTATTGAAATATCAGTTAGGAAAAAAGAACGAGAATTAATGAATTATTTTATGATTAAAATTATTGCTTTTAGTGACATTATCATGGATGATTCGTTTGCTATTCAACATCAAACAATGGGTCAGTATCGTTCAGCGTTAATCAAAATTTTCACCGAAAAATTCACTTCAGATTATAAAGAAAAACTTAAAATTTTAAACGAAAAATGATACCAATAACACAAAACACTTTATACGAATTAGTTATTCTTGGTTATAGATATGAAATGATTGAACATTTTTTAACACAAGAAGCCGATAAAGGAAATCTTATATATTTTAATGAAATGTACTTGGTTGTGGATAATTATACAGCTATTTATAACCCACTTAGGCCGACGACTGAAGAAGAAGAATGTGGTTATTTAACGAATGAAGATAATTGGAACGAACTAACAATAAATGAGCGTTTAGAACGTATCAATGGTGTAGAACAAGAATTACCAAATGGTTGGTCTAATTGGAATGATTACCCATTAGATCAATTAGTTGAATATTTAAGAAACATATACCGTTTTTCATCAAGTGGTGAAGCACATGCAATTAACAGATTAATACAATTTTATGAACAAAAAAAGGACGCTTAATTAAGTATCCTTTTTTATTGTTTCGAAATAGAAAATTATTGGTTTATTCGTTTCTTCTACTTGGTTATATTTTTTAGCCATCCTATAATTGGAAGAGTAACTATTTAACCTTTTTACTTGTTCACCTAATTCGCGTCTGAATAATTCTAAATCGTGAGAAGATTTCCATTTATTACATACTCTACAAGCTGGATTTAAATTATCATCGTGATTCATATCCATTTCTGTTAGATGTTTTAAAAAATATGGAATTCTGAATTTGTTTTTAACACTCTGAATATATCGGTCTTGCGGGATTATATGGTCAACCTGCATATCTTTTAAAAGAATGTCGTCACCACAATAAGCACATTTACCATTATATTTGGAATGTATTTCAATTCTTTTATATTTTGAAAATGCCATAAATTAATTAAATTACATTTAAAATTCTATCCAATCCAATGGCAAAACCAACTCCACCATCATATTCACCACCGCCACAAATTTGTTTGGATGAGCCTAATTTTGAATAACTTATTTCAAACCCCTTACCACCAATATAATAATCCAAACCACGTATAGCGTTTTTATTTAATTCAATTAAATCACAATCAATACCACATAACTCAATCAAATCAATTGCTATTTCGCTTAAATCATCTAAATAATCTTTTGTTGGGTTAATTATTTCCACCCCAAATTGTGTGAATTCTCGATAGCGTCCATTTTGTGGAGCCTCTCCGCGAAAGCATTCTTGAACATAAAACAATTTTAAATCTTTGTTTTGTTTATAATATGTTTTAGATAATTTTTGGATAACTGCCGTATATTCAGGGGCTAAACAAATATCTCTATTCCCACGATCTTTAAAATTAAACATCATTTTATTATTTTCTTCACCTACCTTATTGGAGAAAATTTCTTGGAATTGAATTATAGGTATTTGTATTTCTGTATATCCAATATTTTTAAGATAATTAACCATATTATTAGTTAATAATCTTTTTTCATCACCAACCAAAATCCTAGTGCCTTTATATGTACTTTCTTTAAT